GGCGTATATTAACCGACATGGAGGACGTAAAGAAATGACCACTCGTTTACATCTCGCAACAGCCGTCTTATGCGGCAATTCGATCTGTCAAAATCCTGCAGACGTTTGCCAGGAAATCTACGACATTAACGATCCGTGTTGTCCTGGATGTGGGAGCTACACGTCCCACCCGATATCGATGTGGATTCCGGCATCCAGTCCCCCACGGCAATTGATGGAGGACCGCCGCGAACACGCAATCCCGTTACTGGACGTCATCACCGAAGGGAGTACCGATGGAACAGAAAGAGACCTGGTTAGCACAACGCCGTAAGTGCATTACCGCAACCGATGTGGCAAAAATCTTAGGGCTGGCCCCGTGGGGATCACCCCACTCTGTTTGGCGCGATAAATTGGGCCGAGAGGAAGATGGTCCGCCCAGCCCAGCTATGCGTCTCGGCGTGGAAATGGAGCCGCGCATCGTGGACGATTACGTCAGCAGACATGACGGTGTCGAGTTGATCGATCCTGGCCGATACCAGCTGGTGACCCATCCCCAGCACCCCTGGATCGCTTGTACCCCTGACCGTGTCTATGCCGATCGCTCCTGCGGTCTGGAGTGCAAATACGTCCTTGGCAGTCAACGCTACTGGTCCGAAGAGAAACCTGCCAACCACGCTTTTCTGCAGGCACACTGGTGTATGATTGCGATGCAAATCCCACGATGGGATATCGCCGCCTGGGTGGGCAACCGCTACTATGAATATAACCTCGTCGCCAACGCAGAACTCCACAAAACCTTGGTTGACCAGTGTCAAGCCTATCTGGACCGCTACATCCTTGGCGATGAAGAGCCCGATCTTGACGGATCGCCGCAAACATCCGCCTATCTCTCAAACCTATTCGAGGACATCACGGAGGAAATGTTGGTCCCCCCCGAGGCGGTCACCGTCGATGCCCGTCGCTACCGCGATATCCTTGCGGAGGAACGAGATCTGAAAACCGAAAAAGAGCATCTCAAACAAGGATTTGCCAAAAAGATAGGGGACGCCACAGGATTTGAAAGTGAGGAATTCGTCCTGACGTATCGACGGACAAAGCCGTCTCAGAAGATCGACATACGCACATTTGTTGCCTCAGTAGAGGATGTCTTAGGGCAGGACAAAACTGCAGATCTTGTCCAACGCCACACCACAGAAACCCCAGGAACACGTCGTATTGCACTCAAATTCAGGGAGGATATCAATGGCTAGTCTCAGCGAATTTTTACACGGCTTAGTTCCGACACTCGTGGAATCCATGGAGGACGGGAGCGAACAACAAGCTAAACGCCTCTGTCAGCAATTACTGGGCGCAGCCCGGAATAACCCCCGCATCGCGCAATGCGATGGGCGGTCTGTTGGGCAGGTCGCTGTCCAGCTTGCCACACTCGGGTTTGAACTGCGGGACGGAGAAGTCTATTTGGTGCCGCGAGGAAAAACCCTCACCCTTGAGGTCGGCTACAAGGGCATGATTGGTGCCTTATACCGTGGAGCGGTCATCGAGTCGATTAACGCTGGCGTACGGCGGGAGGGAGACGAGTGGGACTGTGATCGCGGATCACAGGCATTCATTCGGCACAAACCTGCAATGGGCCCAGAGCGCGGCGAGATCACCGACTATTACGCCCTTGCGATCTTGGAGGGCAGTGGGCGGACACTCTGGGAGTCGATGACCGTCGAGGAAATCGAGGAGATCCGAAATTTAGCGCCCGGCGGGAAGAGCACCGCTTGGCGGAACCATTTTGACGAGATGGCAAAAAAGACCGTCTTAAAACGACTAATGAAGGTCTTACCCCGGAAAAAAGGGAACGCACTCTTAGCAACTGTGGAAGAACATGATAACATGGCATATCGGGAACATTCCGGCGACCAGGCCGATGACATTATCAACCACATAGCAGAGGAGGGATCAAATGGCGACCGAAATTGATGTGTCCATCGATCCGGCACGGGTGCGTCCGTACAAGGGGAAAGAGGGCTCAAAACTTAAAGCATTTTGCAATGTCACCATCGGGCCGGTCACAATCAATAATTGTCGGATCGTTGATGGTATGCATGGACCATTTGTTGGCTTCCCGGAGGGGGAAGTCTACACCGATAAAAACGGCGATGAGAAGCGTCAGCGGTATATATGGATTGAGGATAAAGCCGTGATGGACGCCTGCAATGAAGAGGCGGAACGGGCATTAGAAGCTCTCGGTGATCATGGGACGGAAGCCCCATCCGATGACATCCCGTTCTGACTGTAGGGGTCACAATGATTGCATCTCACGGCACCCCGAGTACCCCTCTCGGATGCCTGGGGAGCGGACGACGGGGGTCGGTTTCATCTCCCCCGCCTCCTTGTCGTCCGCCATAACGGGACCAGAGGGCTTTACATCCTTTCGGCCCTCTGGCCCGTACAACAACCTGATAGGAAGTTCATTTTGCACTGAGGAGTACCACGAGCATGGCGCTACGATATAATTGGCACCGCATATCCCACGAGTTTAACCGCGATCCTGAAATCCGATCTCTCCGTGAGCAGTACCACGACTGGATGGCGCTGGTCTGGATCGAAATGCTCTCCCAGGCTGACCGGCACGAAGGTGTCATCAAAGGCACCTACGACGAGATCGCGCTACAATTGGCGTACATTTCCAACTCAAAGCGGCCCAGTACAGCAGTGAAATGTATCCGAAATGCGCTGGATTTCATGGAGGAACGTCAATGGATTACACGACAAAGTGGGTCTGTTCTCGTAGTTAAGTACCCGGAATATCATACAAACCAAATAGCCAAAAAACAAAAACGGCGGCGACAACAAGACAAGACTATACAAGACAAGACTATACACCAAGAGAAAACCAACAAAGAAAGTGTGGTGGGCGCGGGAGAAACATCAATTGCGGCTTATCCCGAACGATTCATCCCCGTATGGGAGGCATACCCTATCGGCAAGCGGGTGCGGATGGGTGATGCCGAACGGGCGTGGAATAAGATTCAGGGGTGGAATCATACGGTGCCAATCCTATCCGGAATCGCACGGTGGCTGGCTTCGCCTAACTGGACGGCGGATGACGGGCAGTACATCCCCCGCATCGCCGACTTCTTATTGTGTAAAATCTACCTGGATACGCCCCAACCGCCCATGACCGAACATATCGTGGACGAGATAGACGACGATCTCGATATTGAGGATGAGATGACCGACGTGGCTAAAGTGGGTGAGGTGGGTGGAGCGTGCCATGGAGACGTATAGCCACGAAGCTGCCCTCCTCTCGTGCATCCTGATGGACAACACGGTCCTGGATGCGTGCCGCACGCAAGTCGAACCCGATGATTTCGGCTATCTACCGCATCGTAAAATATGGGAGTCGATGTGTCAGTTAGGCGACCAACGCGATGCTATCGATCTGGTGACCGTCGAGCATGGGCTCCGCACGGCACGAGAGTTAGACAGCATTGGCGGGGTCACCTATCTACTCACCGTACAGGAGGCCGTCCCGAGTGCGGCTAATTACGGGGATTACCTCAAGCTCACACTGGAAGACGCGAAGCGCAGAGCGGCAGATCGTCAGGCGCAGAAAGTGCTGGAAGTCGCAGATGGAGATCGAAAACTCGATGCGCTGGGGGCGATTGAGGACATTGTCCGAGACCGGGCGACTATCGGCCGTCCAACCTACTGGACGCTGGAACAGTCGATTCGTGAGACGTTAGAGAAAGTCGATGCGCTTGATGGCCATACCGGAGAGCTGACCGGACTCCCGTCCGGACTGATTGATCTGGATCGCATTACCTGCGGATTTCAGGATTCCGAGCTCGTTGTGATTGCTGCGCGACCAGGGCTCGGGAAGACATCACTCGCCTTACAAATCGCGATACGGACCGCACGCGAGACGGGGAAACGGGTCGCCTTTTTCTCCTTGGAAATGGCACGGGCAGCGATTACACAACGCATCCTCTGCAGTGATGCCCGTATTGACTCGAACGTGGTTCGGGCCGGGCGCATGAATGCGGAAGAGCGTAATCGTCTAGCAGAATCCGCCCTGCGGAATTCACCGCTCCCCGTGGTCATTGAAGACCGGAGTGATCTCACCCTCGACAATATCCGCGCCATGGCGCGATCACTGACACGAGAAAAAGAGGTGTCGTTAATCGTGATCGACTACCTCCAACTGATGCGCGGTCAGCGGCGAGATGGGCGGCAACAAGAAATTGCAGAGATTTCGCGTGGTCTGAAGGGCCTCGCAAAAGAACTCGATATTCCCATTGTCGCTCTCGCGCAGTTGAACCGCCAGAGCGAATTGCGGACAGATAAACGGCCGGTATTGGCGGATCTACGTGAGTCTGGCCAGATCGAGCAGGATGCGGATCTCGTGATTTTTTTATATCGCGATGAGATGGTCAATCCTGACAGTCTGGACACTGGTATCGCAGAGTTGATCGTTGCCAAACATCGCAACGGCCCAACCGGATCAGTCAAAGTCCGATTCACTCCGGTGTGGACACGATTTGATAATCTCGCCGCCGTAGAGGAGATGGACTATGCCTAATGAGGACGGTCACTTGCGTCTCAAGCCTATCACGCTGAGAGAAGCTAGTGCTTACGTTAAGGCTTATCACCGACACCATAAACCCTCTATCGGACATAAATTCTCTATTGGAGTGGTGGATGGAACTTCTTTGGAGGGTGTAATTACCGTAGGTCGTCCCGTAGCCCGTAATCTAGACAATGGCTGGACAGCAGAAGCTACCCGCTGCTGTACTAATGGACGGCGCAACGCCGCCTCTATGTTGTATGGTGCAGCGCGTCGTGCCGCTAAGGCGATGGGCTATAGACTTATTATCACCTACACGCTGGCGTCAGAGCCAGGCACCTCGCTGAAAGCAGCGGGATGGCAATCAACGCCCCTGAAAATGAGAGGGGAATGGGATTGCCCTAGTCGCCCTCGACAGATTGGATTGTTTCCGGCTGAATCTAAGATCAGATGGGAAAGTATACTATGAATAGTAACCGCGCTGAGACACTCAACGAATTCCGCCGTGTGGCGTGCAAAAATGACCACCACCCCACGTTCGTCGCTGCACGGGAGGATGGGTATTGCCGCGACTGTCATATGTATAGGGTGGAAACAGAGAACCGAGGGTGGCGATTCCTGTTTACCCTGTTCAGTGGGATGACGATCGCCTATCTCATATTCGCGTAAGGAGAGATTATGAAAGTCCAAAAAACAAACGCACGGGTGCAGGGGATTTCCGATGAAATTCGGTGCGTGTATCCGCATATTACAAAAGGCTTCTCGAAATTGGAACGAGGGACTATCCTCCGCGCCTACTATCGGCCGCTCCTGGAAGTATCGACGGACTACTGGGACGCTATTATGGAGGAATTCCACCGCCTCTCCCGGTATGTGCGACCCGCGAACATGTATGAGGCCATTGAAACCATTGTAGGCGCAGAGTATCCCGAACCCCGTCCGAGTCTCCAGCGCACGCAACATACGGCATTCGAGGAGCTGCAAATCCATGAAGGTCAAGATCGCAGATGGGAACAAAGGCGACGGCAGTGGGTCAGGGACAAAATATCACGCGACAAAAATCAGAAACTGGGAACGAGTAAGACGCCCGTGCCCAGCGTGCAACCAGGCGATGTATCTAATGGACACGCCACAGCACAAATCCTGGAGATGCGACCCGTGTCGTAGTCTGTATATCGGCTGGTCTATTGAATGAGCCAAGCGGCATCTCCAAAGGATCAGCAGTTTTTTATCCCCGGCGTTTTTCCGTCAGAAAACCAATGGCTGGGCTGGGCGAAGAAACATTGGTCCGTCTACAAAAAGGAACATGACGCCCATAAAGGACGGGTGATGGCTGCGCTAATAGAGGCACGGATTATCGCGCCCCCAGCGTATCCTGTTATACTGATATTCCGGTGGATAGAAAAACACGGAAGACGGGATTTGGATAACGTCGCCGCCGGAGGTCGCAAGATTATCATTGATGGGTTGGTGGATAGAGGTGTGATGCCGGATGATACAAGGCGGTACGTATGCGGATTTACAGACGAGTTCCCGACCCCTGACAAAGAAAAGTCAGGGGTCTGGGTCACGATACGTGCGGCGGAAATCACCACTGTTGGGCCTCACGGCATGGCCGACTAAAGCGTGGCAAGGCCGAGGACCATCCATCGACGTACTCGACATTGCCGGAGTTGCCCCTCTCCAAGCCACGTCGCCGGAACAACATCTTTGGCAAGCCGTTCTCGCGGAAGCATTGCGTTGCGTGCTGATGGGTGCCTATGTGAGAGATCGTGTCTCACAAGAC